CTAGAATTATTATATTCATAAACTTTGATATCTGAAGTATTTTCTGTTGGTGGAGATGCACCATCAGATGGTATTTGATCACTATTAATCCACAAATCATGAGCGGGATTAGGTAAAGGTGATGGAATAGATTCATTGATTGGACCCTTATTGGCATCAAAGTCAGTCCTTGCTACACCATAATTAACTTTTTTATTAGTTCTATTAGTTATTACATCATTTGTTAAAGGCATTTAAACTTTCTATACTATGGTGCTGATGTAACAGATAATGATGTTACAGATTTTCCTGAAGCTATTCCAATTCTAATAAGAATACAATTGTTTTGATTTCCCGGTTTACTTGAGTTCCATGTACCAAAATTTATTCCTATAAGTTGTGTACCTGATTGATTTAATTGTGCATTATTTCCTGCTTGACCAATTGCATTTGATCCATTACCTCCGTTTGTTCCTGGTTTTCCACCACCAATAACTTGAGAAGCATCAAACCATCCACTCAATCCACTAGTGGTATCTAAATCTGTTCCAGGTAAAGCGATATGCATTGAAGTAATTTCTCCTGTTAAATTAATTCCAAATTTTGATAATTGTGGTTTATTAAAACCAACAGTAAAATATTGTGTCCCACTTCTTCCAGAAGAATAATCTGGACCAACTGGTAAAAAGGTTGAATAATCTGTTTCATCATGTTTAATACCATCTGGCAAAACTACTGCTTCATCAGTTCCAACAATAGTTGATGTTTGACTATTCCAAGCAGAAGTTGAAACAAAATCTGATGCAGTATATGATGGTGTTGCTCCCGTGGATCCGAGATCAACTCTTTTTAAAACACTACTAAATGCAGTCATATTAGTTTCATCTATACTTGGAGAACTAAACCAATATTTTATTTCTTGATTGTCCACTCTAAAAGCACTTTCACCATTAACATTTTTTGATTTAATTTTTAATACATCTGTACCAACACCAGACCCATTTAAATTTACTGTTAAATTATTAATATTAGTGGCACTTGTCAATCCTGCATTTGGTATTGCTGATCCTAAACCCGCAGTATAATCAAATGTTTGAGTTGTCAATGCTGTTCCTGCTCCCCCAGAATCTACAGTAATAAATGGTCCACTACTATTATAAGTCTGTCCAGTAATATTTATTATCTGTAATCCAGTAACATCAACAGATGATCCAGAATTATAATAAGGAATACCAGACATATATCTATAGTTTGCAGTATTTTCTGCTACCCCATAATTTAAACAAGTTGGAACATCTGTTAAATCATCTTGAACCCAACCAACCTCATTTGAAGATGTACCATCTGAATGTGTTAATTGATATGTATTATATCCTGGAGAATTTGCTTTAGATATTTTTGCTTTATATTGTTTGTAAAAATTTAATGGATATGTTGAGGGTGATGAAACATTTGCATCTTGTTCTGCAGTAATTTCTAATGATCCTGTAGTGCCAACATTAGTTGAAGTTGTAAATGCTACAGAACTATCAACTGATCCATTTATAAAAGAATTTAAAGTACCAGAATTATTGCCATTGGATGGAAACATATTTGCAAAACCAGACAATACACTAGAATCTACTGTTGCGTCAATAATTCTTCTTACAGAAGTTCCCGCTGACGGCATTGATCCACCAGAATTATCTGTTGTTGTAGCACATATTGCTGGTGATATTCCTTCACTGCTAGGTAAAGAAATTGTTTTTCCAGTTAATCCAGAAGGTGCTGGTGGAGCAGGATTAATTTGTATAATGTTGTTTTTAATTTCAGTATCATCTGTAGCAGTTTCAGAAGTAGTACCAGTAGCAATCAAACTAACACTATATGTTCCTGGTGCGGTATATGTATATGGTCCTGGTGTTTCTGAAGTATCTTCCGCGGTCCCGTCATTATCATAATCCCAAGACCAATTGTTGACATTTTGTGAATTATCTGTAAACTGAAATATTCCATAATTTAATCCATCATAACCAACAAAATTAAAACCAACATTACTTGCGGAATAACTAGAATGTCCTGTTGGATTATTAACTATGGAATAAGTAAAATCTGATCTGGGGTCTTTATTAACCATTACCATTTTTGCTGTTGATTCAAAAGGTGATGATAAATGACCATTAATACCCAATAATCTAACTTCAAATGTTTTCAAAATTGGAGCTGATAAATTATCTCTCTTGAAATATCTAGTTACATTTCCTCCCAAAGATGCAGACGCAGTAGTTCCTGTTCCACCATTAGGATCTTGAATATCAGGTGCATCAGAAGTTAATGGTGAAAATTTCCATTGTAAAGATTGCCCAAATCCAGAACCTAATCCAATTGTTGTATCTGTAAATTGTACTTTATGTCCCTCCAAATTAGCATTACCCAACGCAACATTATCTTCTGGTGCTTGATTATTTCCTTGTAAAGTTGTAGTATCAAAAGTTGGTGTTACAGGAACATAACCACTTATATAATTAGTTTTTATTTCACTAATACAATGATCAGATGCCGAATCAGAATGATCAGTATGGAAAGCGTGCAGTTTAACAGTAAATTGTGTATCTACTGTTCCTGAAAAAGTGTGAGTTATATCAAAAACCGATGTCCAAGCGGTTCCAGAATTTCCCAATGGATCATTTTCCACTGCTCCCGCAGGATAAACTGTACCATCTCCCATATCCCACATAAACCTATTAGCATTGTCTGAAGTATTTGTAAAAGTACAACTTGTGCCTCCACCATCTAAACTTATTGCTCTAAAACCATTCCATTCTCTAACGTCAGAAGTTATATTGACATTAAATTGTGGAATGGGTAAAGGTGGTGTTACTGTAACATAATCAATGTGTCTCGAAAAACTTCCTGCACTACCAGGAAATCTTGCACCACCAGCTGTCAAAGTGTGTGTTACTTTAAAAGTTCCAACTTCTTGCCATGTATGATTTGGGTTTGCATCAGAAGATGTTTGTGTTGAACCTGATGCACCTGAAGCAAGATCAGTATGTTCAAATTCCCACAAATGAGTTAATGTTGTTGATGTTGTATCAGATACAGAAGAATCAAATGAAACTGTAAGAGGTGAATGAAAATGTCCAGTGTGTCCTGATTCGTCACTTGTTACAGTTTTATTAAAAATTGCATCTCTTACATAAGTTTCATTTCTAATATTGAGTAAAGTTTCATTTAAAATATCTACTGCTTCTGAAACAGAAGTTTCATCATTGATTAATACTGAAGCTCCATCATCTAATTGTGTCTGTCCTAAATCTTCTTCAACAATACCAAGAGACATAGTATTAGCATATTGACTTCCACCACCACTTCCTCCTGAAATAGTTTCAGGTACAAATTTCTGATTTGCTCCATGCCAAACTAAAGTTTGACCAGGAGCTGGAAGATCAGTAGATATATCAACATCTGTCATATTATCTATTGAAATTGAAAGATTAACAGGATCTATTCCTAAATTTTCAACATAAGTTGCACTAACAATATCAGAAACATTTTCAGTATTTGCTAATCCAAAAGGAACATTTGTTAAATTAGTGTAATCAAGATAAAAATCTGAAAACTTTGCTTCAGTTTCTTCCATTAAAATTATTCCATTATCTGCATCAATAATTGTATCACCATCATATGTTGTCAATTTAATTAGATGTTTAAATTTTCTAGCATCAATATTTCCTAAAATAGAAACATCTGCTTTTAATGCTAATTGATTTGTAACTGTTGCTGAAAAATTTGCATCATCACCAAGTGCAGCAGACAATTCATTTAATGTATTTAATGCTTCAGGAGCTGAATCAACTAAATTATTAATTGCTGTTGTAACATCAGATAATGTTTGATATTCTGCGTCATTATTAAATTCACTTACATCTTGTGGAGTTCCTGTAAATTTTGAATAATCAAGATAATATGAAGCATTTTCATCATTCAATGTTTCAGCATCAACATTTAAACCATTAATATATGATTGACTAACAACAGTTGTGATATTAGATGAAGTTACAATTCCAATATCATCAGTAAAATCACTAAGATTTGATGGTGTTCCAAAAAGATTTCCATAGTCTCTATAAAATGAACCTTCTTTATTATCTAATTTGTCAGCATTAATACCTTTTCCATCAGAACCAGTTAAGTTATCAACATAATCTCTAGTTATTAATGCAGATACTTGTGATGAAGTCATAATTCCAATATCATCAGTAAAATCACTAAGATTTGTTGGTGTTCCATTTAAAAATCCATACAAATTATTAAGGGTTTTGCCAGAAAGCATATCCGCATCAACATTTAAATTACTAATAAATGAATCATTAACTACAGCATTTATTCTTGCATCAACTTCTGTTTCTGATTGAAAATTTGTATCTACATTGGAAAATTCATTTAAATTTGTAGGAATTCCATCCAAATTACTATACAAATTAGTTAGATCAAATGTTCCCAAAGTATCTGCATCAATTGTTAAATTATTGATAAATGAATTATTTACTTTTGCTACAATTGCTGCATCAACTTGTGTATCATTTTGATACTTTGTATTGACATTTGAAAATTGTTCTAAATGCGTTGGAGTATTTGTGTGTTGTGAATAATCTAACAAATCAGTTGCAGTATTACCATTTAAAGTAAAAGCATCAATATTTTTTAAATTTAAATAATTTGTTGTAACTATAGAATTTATTCTTGCATCAACTTCTGTTTCTGATTGAAAATCTGTATTAGTATTATCAAATTCTTCTAGATGAGTTGGAGTGTTTTCAAGAAAAGCATACAAATCTGTTTTATCTTTTCCTCCAAAAATTGTATCAGCATCAATTGTTAAATTATTGATAAATGAATTATTTACTTTTGCTATAATTGCTGCATCAACTTGTGTAGAATTTTGAAAATCCGTATTAGTGTTATCAAATTCTTCTAGATGAGTTGGAGTATCAGTAAAATTATCATAATCAAGATAAAACGATGCATCTTTAGTATCAAGTTTTACTGAATCATCTGCAGTAACACCAGTTAAATTAGTTACAAATGTTCCATCAACTTTTGCAATAATTGCTGCATCAACTTGTGTATCATTTTGATACTTTGTATTAACATTTGAAAATTCTTCTAAATGCGTTGGAGTATTTGTAAAATTTAGATAATTAAGATAATATGTACCTTCATAATCATCAAGTTTATCTGAATTCCAACCACTTCCAGGTCCGTCATGAGCTAATAAATTAGCAAAAACATTTCCATAATCTTGATAAGAAAATACAGACGGGGCTACTTGTTGTAATGTTGAAGGTTTCCAAGACCCACCGGTTGATAATGATGTGTTTGATATCCATAATAAAACAACAGAATTTGCTAAACCTGTTCCTGAAGCTGATGAATCTACTTCTGCAAAATCTCCAATATTTGCAGGGATTGATGGTACATTAGCATTTAAATTATTATAATCTCTATAAAAATTACCATCTTGACCATCTAATTTAGCTGCGTCAATTAATAATGCATCAACATGAGGTTTATCAATTAAAGTTGTTACTTGTTCAGTATTTGCTAAACCAAATGGAACATTTGTAAAATTAGTATAATCAAGATAATATGCACCAGTTTTTAAATCATTCATAATATCATTAAAATCCTGATCAACTAATACATCTCCATCTTCATGAATTATTCTTTCATATTCATTAGTTTCAAATGTCTTTGCATTTAATGCCAAATCTGATAACGGTGCGGTAAAATCACTATCATAATTTACTGTTAATGATTTATTTCCTGTTGTTGTTACTGCATCTAATTTAATACCATTACCACCAAAAAGAGAAATAGTATCAACAGCTTGAGCTATAATATCATCACTGGTTAATGAATCAGAATCTTCATATACTTTCCAAGTTTTAAATGTACTTTCCATTCTAACAGTAATTTCACCTGGATTATTTTCATCCAAAGCAAATCCACTATCAACGTCAAAAAGTAAAGTATGAACATTAGCGGAATCAATATTAGTAACTGGATCATTTACTTCCGCAACTCTCGTTAACCATGGTGTATCTGGAATAGATAATTGTGAATAATCAATTGTTACTATACTATTCCAATTAGCATTTTTAAAACCTTTTACACCAACATATTTGTAACCACTAGTCATATAAACAGAAATACCATTACCAATAAATGTATCAGGACTTGTTGTACCACAAAACACTAATAAACCTGCTTCAAAATCAAAATAATATTCTTTACCATCTACACCAACAGGATAAATTGGTGTATAACCATTTGCTGCTGTTAAGTCTGTGTTACCAGACGCACCTGAAGGACCGATTTTAAATTGTGGAAAATATTGTGCTCCATAAGTTACACGAATCCAATCTGTTAAAATTGGAGTTGATGAATCTCCCGGAGTAGAATGCATGATCCATGATCTTTTGTTTTGAACTGTTCCATCTACAGTAAATTCAAAAACACCCTCAACATCACCAACAGAAGATCCTTGTGATGCACTAGAATTATATTTGTATACCGCTACTTCACTAGTATTGGTTAATGGTGGAACTGATGGAATTAAATCACTATCCATCCATAAATTATGTGATGGATTTGGAATTGGAGAAGTTAATGTTTCTGCTGAAATTGACTTATCACTATCAAAAGCAGTTCTCGCAAAACCATAATTTATTTTTTTATCTAATCTATTAGTTATTACATCATTAGAAATACCCATTATGCTCCCTCGGAAACAGACAATGCAGTTATACTTTGGCCTGATGTCAATCCAAACCTAATTAAAATTGTATATGGTACTGTATAAGCACCTTGATAACTTCCAGTATTTTGTTCACTTGTTGAGGCATTTAATGCAACTTGTAATGTTTGAGTTGTATTTGTATTTTTTTGTAAAACTGAACTACCTGCTTTTATACAACCATCTACACCACTAACACTTCTTCCAGAAGGTGGGGTTACTGTACCAACAATACCAAATAAAGGTGTTTCTTGATCTAATTTAAACCAACCATTTAAACCACTAGAATTATCTAAATCTTGATGTCCAGGCATTGCAACATATCCTTCTGAAACAGAACCAGTAATAGTTATTGCAAATTTATTTTTATAAGCTTCTTTAAATGCTACTGTTACATATTGTGTACCACTTCTTCCAGAAGAATAGTCTGGACCAACAGGTAAAAATGTTGAGTAATCTGTTACATCATGTTCAAAACCATTTGGAGTCATAACTGCTTCATCAGTACCAACAAGACTAGTTTGACTATTCCATGGAGCAGTATTAAAAAAATCTGCTGCAGTATATGAAGGTGTTGCTCCTGTCAATCCAAGATTCACCCTTTTTAAAGTTCCATTAAAAGCGGTCATATTATTTTCATTAAATGTTGGAGTTGAATACCAATATTTTATTTGTTTTGAACTTGCTTTCCAACCACTTTCTCCCTCAACATTAATCGCCTTTGCCTTTAAAGTTCCTACACCAACACCTGATCCACTTATATTAACTGTTAAATTATTTATTGATGTCAACACATCTTTTAACCCAGCTGATGGAATTGCTGTTCCAAGTGCTTGAGTATAATTATATGTTTGTGTTGAAGCAACACTCCCAGAATCACTTTCTACTGTTATAAATTGTTCTGTTTTATTATATGTTTGTCCAGTAATATCTTGAATTTGTAAACCAGCAATTTGTACTTGTCCACCTGTATTATAATAAGGAACACCTGAAACATATCTAAGACTACCATCAGTTAAATGATTAACCGCATAATTTGCTAAAGTTGGTGGAACAGTTAAATTATCTTGAATCCACCCAACAACATTTGTAGAAGATCCATCTGAATGTGTTATTTGATAAGTATTATATCCTGCAGGATTATTTGATTTGGAAATTCTTGCTTTAAATTGTCTATAAAAATTTAATGGATATAATGATGGTGTTAATGAATTTGAATCAACATCTTCTTCTATAAACAAAGATCCTGATTGACCCAAATTACTAGATGTTGCACTAAAAGATTTTGATCCATCAGTAGTGCCATTAATAACTGCTGAAGCAGATCCTACATTATCACCATTTGAAGGAAATTCATTAGCATAATCAGTAATAGTAGTTTCAACTTGAACTGCTTCCAATCTTTTAATTAAATCACCAGGAGATGGTGGTGTTTCTGTAGTATTAATTGTTGTTCCAGTACACATAGCAGGATTTAATCCTGAGGAACTTGGGAGTGAAATTGTTTTTCCATTTAAATTTGATGGTGCTGTCGGAGCAGAATTAATTATAATAATATTATTTTTAAGTTCTGTATCATCTGTTAAACTTTCTGAAGTATTTCCATAAGCAATCATTTTAACTGAATAAGTATTTGGTGATGTATATTGATTGTCTATACTATTTCCTGGTGTCGATGTTGTCCAACCTGAAGATGTAATATCACCAGATATGGAATTATCAAAGTCCCAATAATTTGTTGTGGAATTTTCAGAAGAATCATTAAAAGTAACAATATTATAATCTAATCCATCATATCCTGTAAAATTAAAACCTATATGTGTTGCGTCATAGGTTGAATATCCTGTTGGATTATTTTTCATACCATAACTAAAAATAGATCTAGGATCTTTTTTCACAACAACAGTTTGTGCTGCTGAATAGAATGGAGAACTTGTATGGCCATTATGTGCCTCTAATACTACTTCATAAGAAACTGTAGCATCTACACTTAAATTATCTCTTGAAAAATATCTACTAATATCAACATTATAATCACCATCATGTCCACTTCCTGAAGAAGCAGTATCATTCATACTTACTGTACCATTTGTTTTTCTAATAAAATTTGTAGAAGAATTATGAAATTTCCATTCAAAAAATTGACCAAAATTTCCAACTCCTTGTGTAGTATTAGTAAAATTAACAAGATGTCCTTCAACATTATCTGAAGTATCTGTAGAATCTTGATTATTTCCTTCCAATTGAGAAGTAGTAAATGAAGGACTAAGGGGAACATAACCACTAATGTAATTTGTTTTTTGTTTTAATATACAATGTGTTGATGATTCTTGTGCATGATCTGTATGAAATGCAAATAATTTAACAGTAAATTGTGTATCTACTGTTCCCGTATAAGTATGTGTAATACCAGTAGTTTGTAACCATTGTACTCCTGAAGTTAATCCAAATGGATCATTTTCTGTTGCACCTGTTGGATAAACAGTACCATCTCCCATATCCCACATAAACATATTTGAAAATAATGAATTATCAGTAAAAGTCACTAATGTTCCAGAACCATCTATATCTATTGATACATCATCAGCAGTAAAATCTGGAATAGGTAAAGGTGGTGTTATTGTAACACTTTCTGTGTGTTCAGACCAACTACCAGCACTTCCAGGATATTGTACTCCACTACTTGCTTCGACTCTATGTTTAATGGTAAATGTACCACCATTAGGTTCATCCCAAGTAAAAGTTGGATTTGCTCCTGTTCTGGTTTGATCTGCGCCAGAAGTAGAAAATGTCCATGTATGTTGTGGTGATGATAAAGTATAATCACCATCATCAACCAAAGAAATTGTAACGGGGGAATGTAAATGTCCAGTATGTCCTGCTTCATCACTAGTTACACTATAAGTAAATTTAGCATCTCTTACATAAGTTTGATTTCTAATATTGAGTAAAGTTTCATTTAAAATGTCTATTGCTTCTGCGACTGATGTATTTGAATTTAAAGTTACTGATGCACCATCTTCTAATAAATTTTGTCCATAATCTACTGTAGGAGTTCCAACTTGTATTGTATTTGAAAATCCCGTAAAATTTCCTGATCCTCCACCTGTTATCCCCAAATCTTCAACAAATTCTTTTGTAACTGTATTAGTGATTTGAGTATTTACTTGTATAGTATTTGCATAGTCAGCATCATTATTAAAAATACTAACATCTGGTTCATTCATAAAATTAGAATAATCAAGAAAATATGTTCCTGATTGACCATCTAATGTGTCTGCGTCAATATTTAACGTATCAATAAAAGTTTTTGTTACAAGATCATTATTAAAATCAGTAAGATTTTGTGGTGTATTTAAAAAATTATTATAATCAATATAAAAATCAGAAGATCTTATTCCTGAATCTTCTGAAATAATTTTATCAGAAGAGTCATTTGTCAATATAGTATCACCAGTATGTGAAACAATTTCTATAGTATGATCTAATGATTTAGCGTTAATATCAAATGATTCTATAAAATTTTTATCTACAGTATTTGTTACAATTGATGAAACATCTGAAGAATTTTGATAATCAGAATCATTGGTAAATTCACTTACATTTTGTGGAGTATCTATTAAATCTGTATAAGAACCAGATAATGCGGAAACACTCAACATAGAGGTATTTGCTTTAGTTCCTATTTGATTAGACAAAGTTGTAGAAAAATTTTCATCATCACCCAATGCTGATGCCAACTCATTTAAAGTATTTAATGTTTCAGGAGCGGAATCAACAATATTAGAAACAGCTGTATCAACATATTCTGTATTTGCATAAAAACTATCATTGGTAAATTCACTTACATTTTGTGGTGTATCAGTAAAATTATCATAATCAAGATAGTATGATGGTAATTCATTTCCTAAAGTTTGTGCATCACCCACAGGAGATGGTGCAGCAATCCAACCTGTACCATTCCATGATAATATATAATTTGTTGAAGGTGTTCCTGAAACTAATACATCGCTCAAATCTTCAAGTTTATTTGGTATTGATGGTGTATTGGTAAAGTTATCATAATTTAATAAATGACTTTTATCAGCATTATCTAAAGTCATAGCATTTATGTTAAATGCTTCAACATAATTTTTAGTAACAGTATTTGTTATAGTATCATTAATTTGAGTTGTATTTGCATAGTCTTTGTCATTTATAAAATCTCCAACATTTTGTGGAGTATTTAAAATATCAGTATATGAACCAGAAAATGCAACAGAACTTAACATTACTGTATTTGCTTTAGTATCAGTTATAGATGTTACAAAAGTGGAATTTGCATAATCTTTATCATTTATAAAATCTCCAACATTTTGTGGTGTATTAGTAAAATTATTATAGTCAAGATAAAATAAACCATCTTCACCATCCAAAGTTCCTGCATCAACTGCCATATTTGAAAGATAAACAGGTGTAACAGTATCTAAAATTTTTGTTTCAATTTCACTATCTGATAAAAAATCAACATCATTTGTAAATTGACTCAATTTTGTAGGTTCTCCTGAGAGATTATCATATTCAAAAAAATCAGCAGGAGTATAACCTTGTAAAGTTAAAGCATCAGTAGATGAATTTCCTCCACTTGTTTGTGGCTGTGTTCCTATATCAAAATCTGGAGCCCATTCTGTTCCATTATATTTTAATACCATTCCGCTTTGTAAATTTGTCATTGTAACATCTGTCAAATCTTCTATAGTTAAAGATGTTTTTCCACCAAAAGGTTTATTAATCAATTGTTCATAATCTAAATAATGATCCGCCAATCTACCAGCTAAAGAAGTGGCATCAATATTCATGTCTTCTATAAAAGTTTTATCAACTTCTGATATTATTTTACTTGTTACTTGTGTTTCATTTTGATATCCTGCATCATTAGTAAATTCACTTACATTTAATGGTGTATTGGTAAAATTATCATAATCAAGATAATATGATGGTAATTCATTTCCTAACTTTAAAGAGTTAAAAGAAGTATTAGATGTAGCAACTTCTTCAACTCCCAAAGATTCAATATATTCTTTAGTGACTTTAGTTGATATTATTGAATCTACTTGAGTTGGATTTTGAAAATTTGTATCATTAGTAAATTCACTTAAAGTAGTGGGAATTCCAGATAAATTTTGATATAAGTTTGTTGTATTAAATCCATTTAAAGTATCTGCGTCAATTGTTAAATTATTAATAAATGAATTATTTACTTTTGCATCAATTGCTGCATCAACTTCCGTATCACTTTGATAATTGGCATTATTATTAAAATCGGTAAGATTTTGTGGTCTGTTGCTTAATGAATCATAATTACCATCAAAAAGAGAAGGTTTGTTGCTTAATGAATCATAGTCACCATCAAAAGCATCAGTAATACCATATCCAGCAATTGTTGTTGGTGTATTTTGTAATTCAGAAAAATTTAATAAACCTCTTCCCCACACTGTTCGGCCATTAACCATATTACCAGTACTTTTTAATACATAATTTTCAGGGGAAGTATCTACATTTACATCAACATTATTAATTCCTCCCAAATTTAATGATTCTAACGCAGATCCTGGTCGAAATATATCTGTTTCAGCATTATAAACCAAAACTTGTCCATCTGTTTTTTCAGAAGTATCAACATCTGATAGATCACCCAATAATGCTGGAAATAGTGGATCATTTTTTATAAAAAGTGATGAAACATCTCTACCATCTAATGTGTCTGCGTCAACATTTAATGTATCAATGTATATTTTATCAACAATTTCATTTCTCTTATCAAGATAAAATTGAGCATCTGGTTTTTGTTCTAAATCATTATAATTTCCAGTAAATGCAACTTCATCTAATTGTGAAGTATTTACTTTAGCACTTAATTGATTAGTTATATTTGCAGCAAAATCTGATTCATTATTCAACGCATCAGCCAACTCTTTTAATGTATCCAATGCGAGAGGAGCTCCATCAAGAAGTCCTGTTACTTGAGCATCAACATAAGACTTTACAGCCAAATCAGTATTATTATAATCAATTGTTAAATCAGAAAGTTTTGTTGGTATATTAATATCCTCAAATTCTAAAGATGTTCCTGTAGAATTTGCTTTTAAAAATTGATTTGGATTTAATACTGAAGGAGTATCAGTCAATTCTGAAAAAGTAGTTGCTCCTCCACCACCGCCAGAAGCAGGAGTTTCAAACAAATAACCATCTCCACCAGGATTAACAGTTAAAACCTTACCCGCTTCAGCTGATGAAACACTCGGAAAATCAATTAAATTTTCTAATTTAATTGTTGTATCAGCACCATTTATATCAAATTTATCACCTTGAGTATTAATGACTACAAATCCGGCTCTACGTCCTTCTTTTGCTATCTTTATACCCCAATCAGCACCAGCACCTTGATATGCTGTGAATGTGATAGCATCTTTTATAACTCGGCCTCTTCTTCCAGATGTCTGGGGCCCTTTTGCTGTACTTAAAATAGATTCAGAACCATACTTAATAAAAACATCACCTTCAACAAATCCATCCGGATCAATTTCAAGATCTTCTAATAATTCAGGATCAGGCACAGCCCTAAAATCTGCTCCCAAAGATTCAAAGTAATTAGCTATACTTGCTAATGATCCTTGAACATCAACAGAAGTATTTCCTTCTAAGATTATATTTGTTAAACTATTATTGGCAGTACTAACCCTGAGTTCTGGTTCAGTACTCGTGAAGGCAGTTTTTAATTTGTCAGAAGAAACCTGAACTTGAACTTGTTCAGGTTTATTTACGGTTACTTTAGTCATTAGTAATTACCTAGAGACTTTTGGATCTATAGTAACTACTCCTTGCATAACTCGTTTCACAGCTGTATTGGCATTTGATTTCAATACAACGTCATAATAATATCTACCAGCTGGTATATTCGATGAATCCACACCTGGTAAAACTAAATTTAAATTTCCGGCATTTGGAACAATTGTTTCAGTATTAAAGTCATAATATGTAGAGGACGTATGATGCTTCGCAAAAGAAGAATTAGCAGTCCATTCGTTCAAATCATATGGTATTCCAGTTTCATCAGAAACAGTTAAATTAATTAAATAGTCAGATCCTTGATCAATTCGTAAGTTTAAAGACTGTGCCATTTATTCCCCCAATTATATTATATGTATCTATAATATTTAGGAAAATTACACAATAAGAAATTTTTATACTTATGAAGATTTTAAAAATTCTTTAAGTAATTTAAGATTACCTATGTAATGACCAGGGCCAGGTTCATCTTTTAACTTAACAATTATTTGTGGTAAATCTTCTTTATCTGAATCTTCCCAAGAACTTAATTCATTTAAATCAGTTGATTCTGAAACTTCATATCCTTTTTCTTGTATAAGTTTTTTAGCAGTATTTTTAGTATTACTATCTTTAAATATAACATATTTGTCAGTATTAATTCCATTGCTCATTTATTTCTCCTGTGCTATGATGTTGGTAAATCTACTACTTCACATCCACCATCAGCGGCGCAAGCTAATTCTTGTGCTCCTGCGGTATAATCTTTTTCTTCATATTGAGACAGTTTTGACCAATCAACATTCTTTGGCATAACTTTTAATAATTCTTCATACTCTTCTTTTGAACAATCTTGATATGGTGCTTGTTGATAAGTATGATCACTAAATGGTAAAAAACTAATACCAGAAATATCATCAAATTTTTCATACACCCATGCCGCAGTATCTACCCATTCATTTTCTTTTACTGAAATGGTAACAGATGGTTTATGTTCACACCAACTTTTAGCATATGTATGCCAAAGTGATAATTGTGATTTTGCATTAACATCTGTTCTACACACCGCACCTTTTGGACTTTCCATAGGAAAAGAAAATACACTTGTATGTTGTGGTTTAGTTACATCAGGTTCATTAGGAAATCCTGCTTCTTTCATAAACACACACAATGGATCTTTATTATCTGCTCTCACAGTTCTGATATAATAAGGATTGTGACGGGAATGAATACCACTAGCGCTATCGACCAACTGACTAACAGTGCCAGAGGGTTTGACACAAGTAATGGCGGCGCTTCTAGGAATTCCAAGTTTTTCTGCATATTCTTTGTTAGTTTCAACTGCCACTTTTTTAAGTCTTTCAAGTAATTCATCTAATCCTTTTTTAGTTCCATTTGTTAAAGGATTATCCATTATTCCTGTAAGAGATACTCCAAGAAGTCGCTCGTCGTCACAATTTCTCTTCCATTCTCTACTGAGGTATTTGAAATTGGTAAGAGTGGATTGGAAGGTGCCAAGGATAGTTGCAAGCCTAACTTTATTTTCCAAAGATTCGACATCGTCTGATCTTCTGATAACGACTTCACTAAGATTGCAGAACTCTCTGCTTCTAAGGATGATCTCACTGCAGGGGTTAGTTCCAAAATCTGATCTTGATTCTCGTCGCTGAATATAATTTCCATCCTCATCCTTTTCTTTAGTGTTTAATTGTTCAACATGCTTTTGGGCCGACAGACTGCTATAAATCCCTCGTTCCCCGGATTTACTATCGTAGAGACTGAGCCACTCTCGCATAAAAGTACCAACGTCTGGCTTTTCTTTATAGTTAACCGAATTATTTGCGAGTGCTCGTTGCACATTAGCTTCCCACCATTGTCCTGATTTGGCGAATCGCATTTCTCTGTCATTAAGATTTGACAAGCTGATAAGAGCAGAACGGCGAACACCACCAACAACAACAATTTCTGCGATTTTACAAACGATATCATGACACTCAATAGACTTTAACTTTCTTCCTGTTGCATTCTTAAAAGTATTTATGACAAAATTAAATAGATCAACCAATGGTTCTGGTCCTGATGCTCTACCACCAAATGTTTTAAGTGGTGTACCTGCTGCTCTTACTTTTGATACATCCCATTTTGGAATATGACCACCATATAATAATGAAACTAATTCTTTTAATGCTTTAGCCCAACCTAATTTAGAATCTGCAACAACAATAACAGTATCAGTGTCATACAGATCTTCAGGAACAATTGGTAATTGATTTGTATACTCTTCTTCTACAGAAAAACCAACTCCTGTTCCATTCATTAATACATACAAGATTTCGTCAAAAGATCTTTGACTATCAACCTTTACATAAGAACAATTATATCCTGCTGTGTTTTCTTTTTTAAGAGCTTCACCTGCTGTCATAAGACATCTCATAGAAGGCATTACTTTTAAATCAATCACTGCATCTTGTACTTCTAATCTTTCTCCATTACCCAATTTGTATCCATGATTTTCTTCTAAATGTTCAGCAAAAAAATCAAAATATCTATTAACTGTTTCTTCCCATGTTTCACGTCTTTTTTTATCATAATCCCATCTTGCATATCTGGAAAGGTGTATAAATGATTGATACTCTGTAGGTAATGGCATTTGTTTCCTTTAATCTAATATTGTTATTAATTTATCTATTTGTTCTTCATTCAATGAATTATTTTCAAGCAGAAATTCATGATAATCTGTTATATCTTTATCAACTTGTGGATATGTACACCATGTTTCACCTAAAAACTGACCTTGTAAAGAAAATGGATTGACAAAATAAAAAGGCCAATCATTGTAAACAAAATTTTCTTTTCTTTCTTCCCAATGAAAACATATTTGTTGTTTTAATCTTGCGCATCCGGCTAAATGTCCAAATCCAGAATCACCACCAATAAAACATTTTGAATGTGATATTATGTATGCCAAATCATAAAGACTATCAGATATGATTCTATTTATATTTTTTGAATCTAGAGAACTTTTATAATTTGGTGGTAATATTAAATAAAATTTATCACCATATTTTTCATGTAGTCTATCACATACATTATGCACAAACTCCATAGTCATTCCTTTTTGGGTATCATACTTATGCCATCCCATTAATGGAGCAAATAGTACATATTCACCCCAAGGATATTCATCACCATTGTATTCTTTCTTATCCCAATATAATTCAGGAATAATTTCAGAACCATATTTTTTTACATAATAAGGTGATGCCAACCACAATAATCCTGGATCATAAACATCATAAAATCTTTCATTTTTTCTATCAACATTTTTAATAAATTCATCTACAACATTTTTAAAAATAATATTTGCTTTTAAACTTTTATGAACTGGATCATTATATTCAAATTTAATATGTGAATTATGTACTTTCTTTTTAAAATTTGCACAAATCATCAAAGAAACTAAATCTCCTATTCTCCATGGTCCTTGAGATAATTTTCTTGGATCATTTCCTGGTCCATTATTATCATATCCTGGAGCAGAATTTGGGTTAATTCCCATAATTTGCATACTTCTAATTCTTATTTCTTCTCTCATACTTTCATTCCCATTATACAAAATGAATCATTAAGATCTTTTTCAGATGAAAATATTTTAATATATCCTTTATCTAACATATAATCTTTGATTATTTCTGACGTAAATATATGTTTATGTTTTCTATTATTCCATGGTCGCCAATACTCTTGATCATAATGAGGAAGATATAAAAATAAAGTTCCATTTTTATTTAAGTTATCTGTCCAATAATCTAGAACATCAACCCAATTTTCTTCAATATGTTCTAAACAATGAGAACTAAAAATATAATCAACATTGTATGGTAAACTTAAAGCATGCCATTCATCATCAAATTCTAAATCAATTGGAACTGCATCAGGTAAACACCATTCTAATCTATTACAACCAATATCAAATCCCATACCAGTACATACCTTTTTAGCAAAAGGATGTATAAATTGTGCAGCAAATCCTTTTGATTGAAAGTCAGGATATATTTTTCCTTTGTATGTAATTGTTTTAATCATATTTTCAAATAAGAATAAGAAACACCTAAATCAACTTCATATCTATTAAAAATTTTTATTCCCCAATCTTTCCATTGATTATGAGGAAATTTAGAATCCATTGGTATATAAAAATTTTCCCAAATCATTGCAGGAAATTGTGGTTCATAACATCTAATTTGTGTTCTAGGATAACATAAAGCAATATTCATTGGACCACTATCCACTCCAATAAAAATTGCAGCTTCAGCTATTTCTTTTACTGAATCCCAAATAGGCAATCCCCTTTTATCTACACTTCCTCTATCAAAAGGAATATCATCTTTTCCACCAATTTGTATAATATCATATTGCTTATAGTTTTCAGCAATAACATCCATAGCTTCAGAGTTCATTAAGGCACCAGAATCTTCATATAAAGCTATAGGTTCATTACGATCACCTGTTGTGTGAACAACTACTTTATTTGGAATTTTTGGAAGATCTTCATACTTATATAATCGAGGATGCCTCAATCGAGTTGGAACCCCAAACTTGGTATTAAATCTATCTGCAACTGATAAAAAACATGGTAGTCCACTTCTCCCATAAGGAAAAAATGTTGTATGGTCAGCAAATTTTTGCATATCTATTTGTTGCAATGAAGTCACAGGTGGTCTACAGACATAGGGATTGTGGTCCAAGAACCACGCACTTTTAATATCTAATATTTTTCCTTTACCCGCATTATAAAAATTTTCTGGACAAGAAGAATAAATTAAACCATCACCTATTTTATCTTCTCTAAAATGCATTCCATAATGACAATGTTCACTTGCTTTTACATTCATTTTAATTTCTCCAAAAATTCTGACCTTTCCCTTTTAGATAAATTATATTTATCCATCACCCAACTACCATCTAACTGATCTTTAATTATTCTCATTTCTTCTGCACTAAAGGATTTAGCATTGACAACATAATCCTCAAAAGCTTCACAACAAATTGGAAATTGTGGTTCAACTAAACTATACATTGCATTAGAATAATCTTGTATTTCTTTTTGTGCATGAGAATCAGATCTTAAATGTACCATATGGAAAAAATTATGTAAATCTATTTTCCAAATACATTCAGTATAGTTAGAAACTGGTAAACATATTCTTGCTAATTCTCTAGCAATATCATGATTTAACATAAGTTGATAAGCATGATATGCTCCATCTGAAGATCTATTCATTTCAAATTTTACTAATCCCTTTTCCTCAGATTCTTCACCCCTACCTTGATTGTTAGACTTTGATTGTTTTTGAATATATTCATCTTCTGGTACATAAAAATCATCAGACATTTCTGAATACCTTCCAGAATATTCATTAATATTTGCAGTTCTATGTCTAACCAACTGACGCATTACAAATATAGGAAGTTTTAAATGAAATTTTACTTCACACATCTCAAAAGGAGAAGTGTGTTTATGTCTCATCAAATACCTAATTAAATTTCTAGTTTCAGAAAATTTTTTTGTACCTTTACCATAACTAATTCTTGCTGCATTAACCACTTCTTCATCATCACCCATTACTTCAAGTAATCTGACAAATCCATGATCATGTACTCTTTTTTCTTCAATCATTTTTCACCTTTGGTTTAGGGTATGGATTCATTTCAAAATTCAATTCCTTAGTTGCTATATGTTTTCCTTTTTTGTTTAAGGGAATCCAATACAAATATTTACCTTTATCTATATGTTCTTTCCATTCAACTTTTTTAACTGTTTCAACTTCACCAGCAAATGCAAGAATACCAGGATCATCTCTAACTTCATCAAACATTTCACTTAATTTACCTTTTGAATAGGTTCCAAATCTAGTTGAAACACTTCTGCGTGGAACAAACTCACCATCAATAATCAAACCATCTTCACCTGGTTCTCTGTATGTATGATAATTCCATGAACATGCTTGATAGATTCCTCCATGATGTTCTTGTGTTGCATCAGCATAAGATATAGCGATATCATAACCACCCTTATGCTTTAATGCTTTGATAGTCTTTGATATGAGCCAACTCAAAGGTGCTTTAATACCTTCTTTTCTTACTAGTCTAACTAACTCAATAACATTTACTTTTTTAACTGCCCATGTATTATTGTTTGACAAACCAAATATACATGCAGCAACTATCTCACCTTTATCACCAAACAATCCACCATCTAAATGTAGACTTCCAACCATAACTGGATTGTTATGACACCTACCAGAATAATGATAATCTAAAACTAATTGTCTTGCGGGTTTTCTTTCACCAGTACAGAAATGAAAATTAACTCC